AGAATTAGCTGGGAAAGAAAACATGTGGGTGTATAGTGCCCGTCCAGACGGTTCTATTGTTCCTGGAAAGGCTAAAGGATTTTTGAGCAAATATGCAACAGAATTAGTTGACGTAGTACTTGACAGCGGGGTTGTTATTCGGTGTACGCCGGAACACCCGTGGATGCTTCGCAATGGACAATATAAACAGGCAAAAGATTTACGTCCCGGAATCGACCGTCTTATGTCTGCCACTCAAAAATTCAGTCAAATTCAACATACACTACCAATTACTCTTGATACTCCAATTCCTGTGTACGACCTGGAAGTAGCTGAATGGCACAATTTTGCATTATCGGCTGGCGTTTTTGTGCACAATAGTAAGGACTGCGCAGATGCTCTAGCTGGTGTTTGTTATCATTGTACTACTCAAAAGCCTCCAGCAATTATTGCGCCAATGCTGGGAGAACTCGTGTCTCCAGTAGATGATAAGAATATTCAGTCTGCAGTAGATACACAACTGAGCCTGTTTGGCTTTACGCCAACATTAACAGTGGAAGACCTTTTATGGGGAGGTAGGGACTTATGAAAAAGGAACAGAAGTGTGAAAAATGTGTTTACGCGGTTAAAAGCAAAACTGGAAAACTAAGATGCACGGTGAAGAAGTGCAAAAAAGATAAACTATATGGTTAGGTGGTGACATCGTGTCAATATGGGACAGGCATCCCGGCGCAGCTAAAAAAGCTCTTGAACTTAAGGCAACTCAGTCGTGGAAAGAAACAGCAGAACGTTTAAGTGCTCACTACGGGGAACTGTTCACTATAAATCAAGTTAGAGATAAGATTAAACGGAGAATACATAAAAAGCCTAATGCAGAAATCCGCAGAGGAATCATCTCAGACGTGCACATCCCGCAAGAAATTCCGCTCTTTATTGAAACTATAGAACCACATCTTAAGGGGAAGGTAGATGAATTAATCGTTGCAGGAGACTGGTTCGACCAATACTGTCTTTCTAAATTCCCAAAGCATAAAGCACTCTTAATCCGGCAGGAGTTAGAGACGGGGTATCAGTACTTAAAAACTATGGCCTCCTGGTGTCCCGTAACGCTTATAACAGGGAACCATGATGAGAGATTGCAGAATATTCTAGCAGATAAATTAGACCCAGAGATTCAATTCCTGTTTGATAGGAGTCTACTCAGAAGATATGAGACAGGATTTGAAATACCTAATGACATTACCGGAGAAGTGAAGAGATACCCCCCAATTAGGAATATAACAGTCATTCCTGAGTGGTGGACGCAAGTAGGAGACCTCATTGTAGCTCACCCTAAAAACTTCTCCTCCGTAGACTTACGCACAGCTATAAACACGCATAATTGGTTTCTCAGCAGAGGGCACAATTACTCCGTCTTACTTATTGGGCATACCCATAAAGCAGGTGTAATTTTCAAGGATTGTAGATGGACAATAGGAGAATTGGGTTGTTTGTGCCGGGATATGGATTATGCAGAGAAAACAGGACGGCTGAACACTAGGCCGCAGCAGCGGACTATAACCATCTTAACGCAGACTAATGGGGTTACAACAGGCATGGAACAGATACTCCTACGTGGGATGGATGCGCAGGTTGTAAAATATTCCATTATTGGAGTATAATTAACTAGTAATGACTACACGAACGGGGGTGAGTATGTGGCAAGCATTCTTACTAGGATTTCAAAGATATTTTCACGTGATAAAACTGTCTCTCAGGATTCGACGGATGAACACGGTATTTTACCTGTGTCTCCAGCGTCCAGCGGGACATTAGATGATTCGACGGCATATGCCTGGTATTACAAGCAAATGCAAATGGCGCAGGCTCGTAGGAAAGTATACCAAGAATATGACGGTATGGATGAATCCAGTCCGGAAGTTTCTGCTGCGCTTGATGCATATGCGGATAACGCTACCAGCGGAGACCCGGGCATTGAGGGCATCGTTAAAATACGGTGTGATAAGCCCAAAGTCACGGAACTGTTAATGAGAACAAAGAATCAGTTAAAACTCGATGCGCAGTTGTGGTCAATAACACGTGAGCTTGCAAAATATGGTGAATGTTTTGAAGAACTTATATTAAATATGGAATTAACTCCGGTTAGACTAAAGAATCTTCCCGGCTCCGACATGATTAGAAATGAAGACCCCTATGGACGACTTCCGGATGAAGGGGCATTTTCTCAGCTTGAACCGCAGACAGACCAAAAGGTTGTAGACTTCGCAAAATGGCAAATAATTCACTTCAGATTGATTAAAAGTAGACAAAATATTTATGGAGACTCAACACTTAAATCTGCGCTCAAAATTTATAAGCAACTATGCATGATGGAAGATGCTATCGTTATTGCACGGTTAACAAGAGCCAACCTACGAATTGCCTACGCAGTAGACGTTGAAGGGCTTACGCCTTCTGAGGCGTACGAGCATATTCAGCAAGTTAGAAAAACCATGCGCAAACGTCGAACCATAAATCCTCGGACTGGAAAAATGGATTTAGAGTTTAACCCTCTGTCCATTGAGGAGGATATTTTTTATGGTGTACGCGCAGATAGCAAGGCAGATGTGAAAGTCTTGCAGGGAGACACTAACGTGGCTAACTTGCGGGACTTGGAGTATTTTCAAAATAAACTGATGTCTGCTCTGAAGGTTCCCAAATCTTACCTTGGATTTGAGAGAGAAGTGGGAAGTCGGGCTACTCTAACAGAGCAGGATATTCGATTCGCCCGGACCATCCGTCGAATTCAGTATGCAGTTCAACTTGGATTGAGGCAGCTATTTGATTTTGTCTTAGAACTGAATAACTATGACCCTGCAAAAATTGACTACACCATAATGTTGCCTACGGCAAGTACCGTAGATGAACTCAGGATATGGCAGGCAACGCAAATAAAAATGGAAGTCGCCTCTCGCTACCGGGAACTATTCGGCGCGTCGGATGAATGGATTTTGCGGTATTTGCTACAGGTACCAGATGAAGATATTAAGAAGTTATTGAAAACGCAAGAGCCTAAAACAAAGCCAAAAGATGGAGATGACTTTTACATAACAGCTCCCGGAGCTGCTACGGATGAACCTACAGATGCAGAGCGCATAGCTGCCATCGGGAATGCAGAAACAGAACAAGTAATCTCCGACCGCGACCTCGTAAAATTACGTGAGCAACTCAAAAAAGATATTGAGGCATTACAAGACCTCATAAATTGGGAACTTGGAAAAGAGGAGCTTGTCGGAAATATTGATTAAGATTAAATAGGTTGTTATAGAATAATTTTGCTGGACAAAATATACAGTCCTATGGCAGAATATACATGTCAGCTACTCACTACAGAGGAAAGGAGGAAAATATGTGGACAAAACTAGGATACTCCTGCATGAAGTCCATACGCATCCCATAAGAATTGCGGAAGAAAAGCTCGAAGAGGGTAAGTCAAAGCCTGCCGGTGTGCTTTTATACATTGAGGGTGTAGCAGCTCAAGCGGGAATCGTAAATCGTAACAACCGGCTTTACCCTGTAGACGTATTCAAGAACGCCGTTGAAAACGCGCAGGAATCAGTTAGCGTGGGTAAGTTTCTTGGGGAAGTAGACCATGACTGGTGGGGCGGAACACTTGCTCGGGCTGCAATTAGATTCACTGACCTCTGGATGGAAGATGACCTTGTTAAATACAAGGGTGTTGTAATGGATACGGAATGGGGAAGAACGCTGAAGGACTTGCTAGTCGCTGGCGTTGGAATAGGCACTTCTACCAGAGGCTATGGCACTGTTGAGTACGCTGGGGATTCGGGTATCGGCATCGTTCAGAATGACTTTGAACTTGAAGGAATTGACGCAGTGCTAGAGGAGTCTAATCCAGCGGCAACTACTCCCGCATGGGAAGGTAAAGTAGGATTTACTCCCATTATGGAAGGGAATACACTGGTAGGATTCTCTTTAAATAAAGAGACCTATGTGAAGATTACGGACACTTCGCAAAATGTTAAGGAGGGATTGAATAAGATGGAAATCACCACCGTAGAACAGCTTCGGACTGCTTATCCTGACCTTGTAAAGCAGGTTGAAGAGGCCGCAGTTGTTTCTGCAAAAGAAGGTATCGAAAAGGCGTATCATGAAGCAGTTGAAACTAACCTTCGTGGCACTATTGAAACAGAACTAAAAACTAAGTATGATACGGAGCTTGAAACTAAGATTGCAGAAGCAAGGGAGACAGCCACAAAGGAAATCATGGAGAGCGAGGCGGCACTTGCTCTTAACACGCTAAAAGAGGCGGTTATTGGTGCTGTTAAACCCTTCATGGTGGATATCTCAATGGATGAGGAGACAAAGGCAAAGGTTGCCGCGCTGGAAACCAAGATTGCGGATGCTGAAAAGGCCGTGACGGAGGCTACTGCTGCGAAGAACACAGCGGAGTTGGCAAAGACTGCTGCAGAAACTGCTGCAGCGGAAGCTAAGGCTGCACTTGAGGCTTACGTAAACAAGGAAAATGTAGCCCAGCATTTGGAGAGCAAGATTGCAAATTACGAACACGCGGTATTGCTTCGTCCCCGGCTTGCAGAGTGCAAATCCATTGAGGAGATTGATGCTAAGTTTGAAGTGGAAAAAGCATTCATCGAATCTGTAGTTTCCAAACTTGGAACCCCCGCAGGGCAGGGCCAAACCACTGCTCCTGATGCTAAAGACACCACCGTCCTCGATGAAGAACTACAGCGTCAGAGAAAACTGGCAGGGTTGAAGTAATTGTACAAAGGAGGAAAGATAAATGAGTGACCTACTTATTCCGTCGTTTCTGCAGGAGAATACAGCTCGGCAGGCTCGATGGGAACACCTAATCAGAGGAACTGCGCTAGAGGAAGACAGGTATAACCGCGCAGTTGTTGAGACCATCCTTGACAACACCAAGAGATGGCTTGATGAGGAAACCAGAACTCAGAACGTTGGTACGTTCACAACCTATGCTTTCCCGCTTATTCGGAGGATTTTCCCTAACCTAATCGCCAATGAGCTGGTTAGCACTCAGCCTATTCCGCAACCTACCGGCATGATTTTTTATCTAGACTTCCGGTATGGAAATGATAAGGCTCCTACAGTCAGTGGTGACAGGAGAGACTTCCCCGATGGGAGGCCCAATCCGTACTTTGCCTCCGGTATTGTGCGGGGTGAGCTTATCGGCACGGGAGACGGCAACACGCAAGTGTTCACTCTGGCATATAACCCAATTTTTGCAGGTTCTCTTGTTGTTTATGTTAACTCCGCTATTGTTGCCAACTACGCTCTTACTACAAACAACGAACAGACGGCGGTTATTACCTTCGCTCAAGCCCCAGCACTTGGTGCCGCTATCACTGTTGACTATAACTTTGACACAGAAGCTATGGGTAAAGATGGCAGGCTCGTTGTACCAGAGATGGACCTAGCAATCAGCTCAGATTCCGTGACGGCGGAAACTAAGAAACTCAAGGCAAAATGGTCGCTGGAGGCCCAGCAAGACCTTATGGCCTATCATGGCCTAGATGCGGAAGCAGAATTGGTCAATGTACTTGGTGATGAAGTTCGGAGAGAGATTGACAGACTTATTGTTAATGACCTGTTCAATGGCGCATCTGCTGGAAACGTTACCTGGAACTCCGTACGGCCTGCAGACTTCTCCGGTAGCCAGAAGGAGTACGATGAGACTCTGTGGCATGCAATTGTGGATGCTAACACAATGGTATTCAAGAGGCGGCTCCGAGATACCACGTGGATTGTCGCCTCGCCAGATATCTGCGCAAGAATGGAAAAACTTAATGGCTTCAAACTGGAAACTTCACCTAATAGTTCCGACCAGTCGATTCAGACCGGCCTGCAATTCATTGGCACCTACAGGCAACGCTATCGTGTCTACAAAGACCCAATGGCAGTTGCAAACAGGATGTTGCTAGGCTATAAGGGTAGTTCGTTCTTCGAGACGGGGTATGTTTACGCACCTTACGTGCCGCTCTATACAACTCCGACAATTATTGACCCTAACGACTTCACACCACGTCGGGGCGTTATGAGCCGGTATGCCCGTAAGCTCGTAACGGGAGATTACTACTCGACAGTCACTATCACTAATACACCGTAATGCTCGGGGGCGGAAACCCGCCCCCTTATCTAAGTTAGTAAATACAGAGGGGGATTCCGTATGGCTAAGCGGCTTTTCGTAAACTATTCAAAAGTACCTCAGGTTGTTTATGATGACCTGATGAACAAGTATGAAGTAGAGCCGGGAGGGACCGTTGAGGCAGATGAAACGTTCCTAAACAAGTACGCTACTATATTCAAGCCTGTGAATTTGTCTCAGGCCGTCAAGCCGGGAAAGGAAGGCAAGCAGTCTAAGGAGGAGTAAAAGGTTATGCAAGAAACACAAGAACAACTTGTGGGGAAACTAAGGAAAATTCTTGGCAATCCGGGACTCTCTGAGCTTACGGATGAGCAGATTGAATTCGCTTTAGAAAATACGCTGGCTGAGTATTCAAGGTACAGACCAAGAAAAGCATACAGAGTACTGAATGTTGTGGCTGGCACTAGTCAGTACATACTTCCCGCAGATGTTCTTGCTGTTGAGGATGTTGCATTTGAACCTTTTGGAAGTGCTTCCGTAGGTAGTGACCCCGGGTTGCAAGCCGTAACAAACGCAGTTGATAAAACGCAAAGAATCATGTATGGCCCAGACTGGGAATACAACACCAGTGAGAACATTCTTACACTAACGCCAGAACCAAGTAAAACAAGCGTGGTTATCTACATTGCACATATACTACATTCACTAGAGTCTGTGTCAGAACGGGATAGGGCCATGTTCGTTGACTACACCTGTGGAGAAGCAAAAGAAATCTGGGGTAATGCACGGAATAAGCGGTTAGTCAAAGTTCCTACTGCCACGGGAGATATGACCTTCGACAATGGAAAAGCTTTGCGTGAAGAAGGAGCCTTGCAGAAGGCAAGGGCATTCTCATCACTAAAAGGGGGAAGCCCATTAATCTACGGGTAGGAGGGGTGACATGGACTATACTGCCTATATACAAGAGGCATTGGAAGAAACTTATCGCTATGTCACCCACCCCATTTGCATAAAACGGGTGGCGCAGGATACAGAATTTGATGAGCTTTATTTAGAGTCCATTAAGAAGAATTACGTCTTGGTAAACGGGGAACTACCTGTGCTACAGGCCCTAGTTCGTACAGAGGCAAGGCCGCAGATGCTAACAAGATTCGGCCTGCAGGAGGACTTCGCGCTCATCGTGCAAATAACTGCAGGTGAACAGACACGTAAAAAGTTTTGGCTGGATAGCGCGGATGTTATCAATTTTAATGAAAAAGATTTCACCATTCGAAGAATGTGGGATAGCGGAGTTCTTCCTACAGTGGAAGAACAGCAAATACACCTTCTGACCGTCGCGCTGTGTGTAACCGCGACAGCGGACTCCGTAAGGGGGGAGGCAGACAGATGGCAGAAGATGAGGTAATCCTGATTGGGAATTGGAATGAGGCGGAAGAGTTGCTAGCCCTGTTCGTTGATAACGTAGATGAAACCATAGAGAACATAATTAGGGAGTATCTAGAAGAGAAACGGGAAGAATTTGTGGCATACATTGAGCAGGACGTGTTTGGACTTGCTCCGCTCAGCGACCGTTATCTACGCTGGAAGTTATCTAAGGGATTAGACCCTAGGACATTGATAGCCACTGGTACATACCTTGCGGCTATTAAACTTGCGCCGGTAGATATTGGTGGATGGGGAATAGGTATATTGCACGGAGAATACGGAGACAATGGACAACCTTTAAAGGCCATTGGAGATGCTTTGGAGTACGGCACAAGTAGAATGCCGCCGCGCCCTCACTGGAGGCCAATGGCAGAGCTTATTCAGGATGAATTCCCAGATTATTTGATGAATCGACTCGAACAAATCTGGGCCGGGGCAGGGATGAAGTAATGATGATTGAAAAGAGCGATGAACAAATCCTGCTAAAGCTCAAAGGAATTACTGTTGTGAACACAGCCGGAAATCCGCAAGAAGTGAAAGTTGTGTTTTCCAGTCCGGAGACATGGTTGTCTAAGATAGCGGAGATGGAGGCTAATCAACGCGGGGAAGACTTGGTTCCTAGTATTTGTGTCCATAGACTCCCTATTTCATTTGACAGCAGGCGGTATACATCACGGCGGAAGATATCTAAGTACACCACGGTCAATAAAACGGAAATGGGAATAAAAGAATATATGCATCCGTTTAATATATACTATCAGGTTGATTTTCTGGCAGACTACCAAGAGCACGTAATCGCAATTATGGAGGGCATTCTTAAGAAAATGCCACCTATGGGATTCCGGTCATACATTTCCGTGGTATACGTAGATTCGGAAGATACCATTTTACGCATGGATTTTCCGTTTCGGCTTGTAGACGTGATGGATTTAACCTCGGAGTTTACGTCCGGGTATCGTAGATTCCGCCATGCGCTGACATATAAAGTCGACGCATGGCTAGACCTTGAAGAGTACACCAACATTAAAACAGTGGTTCGAACAAGTATTGACTGGCTACAAATGGGAACAGATGATATGATTTATGGTAGAACAAACACTACAGAAGAGCGGTTCGTATGTTTCATCGGTTGGGTGCCGCTTATTACTCAAAGACTTAACGGGGGGTGAACCATAACGTGGCTAAGAAAGAATTACTACAACCAATTGATATGGTTACAGAAACCGGCGAGCCGGTTCTCGTGCAACAAATAATCAAAGAAAAGCCGCAGAAAAACCAAGAGGACTGGGTTGTAATAAAGAATCTTCTCTGGGAAGGCAGGATATATAACATTCCCGGAGAGGAGAGCGTATACATCCCCCCTCGGGGAACAGTGAAACTGCCAAAGAAAAATGTAAGCTTTGAGCTTTACAATGCAGAAAAAAGTGGAATCTTAGAAATTCGTTCTGGGATTTCTTAAAGGAGGTAGAGAAATATGTCGGTTTATCTTTCGCCGGGAGTGTATCCTAAAGAAACAGACTTTTCCGCCTATGTTAGCGCGAAGTCCTCTTCGGCAACTGCGCTAGTCGGCGTGTTTGAAAAAGGCCATTTCGGACCACAGCTATGCACATCGTGGCCTGAATTCAAGCAGGAATTTGGTGGATTTCTCTCCGGCTACCAAGGGGCATACCTTGCCAAAGCATATTTCGATAATGGCGGAAAAATTCTATGGGGCAACAGAATCGTACACTTCGACACTAGCGGACAGCCCACATCTAAAGCTGCCTTGTATAGTTGCAAGGATAGAGAGACTACACCGAAAGACACTGTTAAAATACAAGCAATTACGCATGGTATCTGGGGAAATGCTGCAACAGGTGGGCTTTCCTGCGTAGTCAGTGATGCGGACGGAGTAACAAACGGATTTGACCTAGAGGTGAAGCTGAATGGCGTTCGCAGAGAGAAATTTGAAGACTTAGTAATGGATGAGACATCTGTTGACTACTTTGAGAGAAAAATAAACGGTATTTCAAAGTACATAGTTGTCAGCAATCTTGACTCCGCATCCACTGCTCCGAAGAATCTACCTGCAGCAGGTACATTCTCGCTAGCCGGTGGGGATGATGGCCTAGCGGGATTGACAGACGCAGACTACGTCGGGGAACAGGAATACAAAACGGGCCTATACGCGCTGGATGCTGTTGAGCATCTAAACTTGCTCATCGTCGCGGATAGAAGTTACGCCCCAACAGTCGCAGCAGGCATTGTCACCTATGTAGATACTCAGCGAAATGACTGCTTCGCAATTATGGATACTCCGCCTAATCTTTCGGCGGCTACAGCGGCAGAGTACCGTAAGGGGACAGGCACTTATACGCACCCTGCTTTCAATTCTAGCTTTGCAGCCATGTACTATCCGTGGTTAAAGATTACGGACCCATTAACCAACATGGTTAAGTCCATATCCCCCGTTGGTGCGGTCGCAGGTAAGTTTGCCTACAATGACCAAGTAGGTTATGTCTGGACAGCTCCCGCAGGTTTAACCCGGGGCGTAATACGCAATGTTGTCGGGGTAGAGCGGTCGTTGTCTCAGGGGGAACGAGATGTCCTCTATCCAGAAGGCATCAACCCAATTGCCAGTTTCACGGATGGCGGAATCGTGATTTGGGGCCAAAAAACCCTGCAATTAAAAGCATCCGCAACTGATAGGGTAAACATCAGGCGGTTGTTGCTGCACATCGAAAAAGCAACAGTCAGCGCAGTACGCCAGCTGGCATTCCAGCCCAATAATATACAAACTTGGAATGCCCTTGTGAGACTGGTGGGGCCGTTTATGCAAAATATCAAGGACAAAGGCGGGTTATATGACTTCTATATTCAGTGTGATGAAACCCTGAATACACCAGAAGTCATTGATACAAATACATTACTCGCACGAATTTTCATTAAGCCAACAAAAACAGCGGAATTCATTGGTATGGAGTTCGTAATCGCGCCTAGCGGTGCTGCATTTAGAGAACTATTCGGAACCGCTGCATAAGGAGGGATAAATAATGGATACTGCACCCCTAAAGCCTCTGAGCTTGCATCAAAAGTGGCAGTTTGGCTTAGATATTGGTGGCATGGAAGTGGCGGCATTTCAAAAATGCCCGCTACCAAAAATGACGTTCGACGAGGTTGAATTTAACCAAGCGGGGTCTATCTTCCCCCAGAAAGCTGCGGGAAGAGTAAAATTCACGGACATCACAATCGAAAAGGGCGTATTTCAAGAAGAAGCTGATATGTATATTATTGACTGGATTAAAAAGTGCATTAGCATGGACCCAGTGAATCATACAGGCGGCTTTGTTTCCGAATACCAGAAAGATATTGACATCATTCAGTATGACAGAAAGGGCGCAGAAATTAAACGCTGGCGGCTCTATGGTTCATATATCAAGGAAGCAGACTTTGGAGAGTTGGAAGGTGGGTCTTCAGACAACACTATCGAAAGCATGACTATCTCCTATCAATACTTTGAGATCGTCTAAGAAAATACACCCATAAAGCCAGTACTGAAAATGTACTGGCTTTTTCATGCATATTTTGGACGGGAACTTCTAAACCCTGTATAGTAGATATGGGAATATATGTACAGAAGTCGAATTGGAGTGTGACATTATGGAAAAACAAACTATTACACTGCCGCTCGGGACTACCATAACACTACGTGAGATGACTGGTCATGAAGAAGACCTGCTAACAAATGAAAAACTGGTGCGCTCGGGGAAAGCCCTCAACCAGATTCTTGCAGCTACTATCTTGGACATCAACGGAGACAGCCCAGTAACAGAGGAAATGGTTCTTATGCTAAAATCTCCGGATAGACTTGCAGCTCTCATGGAGTTAAGAAAATTGTCCTATGGTAACATGGTTGACATCAAACTTGAGTGTTCCAACAAAAACTGTAATGGAGAATACTGGGGAGAGTACGACCTAGGGTTACTGCCTATAAAAGAGGCCCCAGATAAAGACCCGGAGAAGATATTCACGGCAACCATTGATGGCAAGCTGGTTAAAGTTGGGTATATGGATGGACGCGGAGAAATGCGCGTCTCCAAAGCGGCGGATACAGGAGAAGACATCATCACAATAGGAATGCTAAGCAGAATAAAGGAAGTAGAAGGTATTCACCCAAATGGTGTATCTAAGTGGCTCAAGGATATGAGCGTTAGGGAACGCAAAAAGCTCCGCGACCTACTCAAAGATACGGATTATGGCTACGACACATCTATCGAAGTGCGCTGTGAATCATGCGGAAGGAAAATTACAGGTACAGTGGAGTCGCAGGTTAATTTTTTCTTCCCAGAGAAGTGAGTGTAAGAGAAGATACTTACTTCTTACTACGTTCTGAATCTTACTTAGGCTCATGGAAAGATATTTTTGATATGCCAACATCATTACGTCAATGGTTTGTTGAAAGACATAAACTGCAACTCGACGCAGATAAGAAAGCATTGGACAAGTAGTAATTAGCGGGTGTGTCTGCGGCACACCCGTCTTACATACAACCTCGGGGAGGGGGTGTACATATGGAATCGAGAACATTCAGTCTCGGGATTGCTATTGGATTGCGGGATGCGTTTACCGGCCCCGCCTTACGTATTGTGTCTATGCTGGGAACAATGAAAGATACGGCAACACAAGCTCGGAGAGATATGGAAAAGGCTCTAGGCGGCATTAGGACTTCGCTTCTTTCTATAACTGCGGGTATCGGTGTTATTGCGTCGCTAGGTTATCTTGGCAGGGCAGCGGTTGAATTCCAGCATTCGTTACGTGAGATTCAAACCATTGCGGATACTAGTCGCACTAGCATTGCAGAGCTTAACAAAGAAGTAAAAAAGCTAGCAATGACCTACGGGGAAGGGCCGGTAGACCAAGCTAATGCTCTGTACTGGACTATATCTTCCGGTATTCTCGATGCGGTTGATGCTACAAAACTCCTGCACCAAGCTAACAAACTAGCTATCGGGGGTTCAACCACAGCATACGCGGCTACGGACGTATTAACCACAATCATCAATGCGTACGGATTAAAGGTGAAAGATGCTCGAAGGCTGTCTGATGAGCTGTTTACGACTGTGAAATACGGTAAAATGCACATGCAAGACCTGGCAACTTCTCTAGGCATGGTAATTCCGTCTGCTGCAAACCTAGGAATTTCTACTCAAGAACTAAACGCAGCAATCGCCACGTTAACAACCGGCGGCTTGTCTGCATCGCAAGCGGTTCAGTATTTGCGGCAAGGTTTCGGTAACATCATTAAGGTGACTAAGACCGCTCAAGTAGAGGCTAAAAAACTTGGATTGGACTTCTCCGCCGCAAAATTGCAGTCTATGGGACTTTATGACTTCTTGATGTACGTAAAAGAGACTATTGATGCTAAAGGCGGAGATAGGACTTCTATGGCAAAACTTTTTGCCACGGAAGAAGATGAGGCCGCAGTTAACGCAGGCATTACTTCATGGGGCCAGCTATTCAGAAGCCAGCAGGCTATCCAGGCTATGCTTGCTTTAACGGGGAAACAGGCAAACAAATTCAGAGAAGTTCTTAATGCTATGACTCTTGAAGCAGGCGCAACGGACCGCGCTTTCAGAATCATGTACTGGTCTTTGGAGAATCAAGAAAAACTCTTGAAGAGCAATGCGCAAACACTTCGCACTTCACTTGGGGAAGCCCTGATACCCATTCTGGCAACCCTGACTATTTCTTTGCGTCTAGTTATACAGGGCATTACATGGCTCTTTGAAACGTTCCCGCCACTGAAATACGTAGTAGTTGCAGCTGTTGCCGCACTTGGGGTATTTCTTATCTATTTGGGTGTGCTAAAAGCCAAGTCTATCATTGCAGCACAAGGCCCTACGTTACTACGAAAAGCTTTTGACCTGATGGGAATTTCAATAACACGCACTACAGTCGCTGCCCAAGCAGGCCAAGCCGCGACAACGGCATTCGGAATCACATTTGCAGCAACGGGGAAAGTTATAACTATCACAGCAGCACAAATACAGGCTGCTCTGTGGCAGGTTGTACTTATCACGGTAGCTATTGTCGCAGCGGTTAAATTTCTAAGATATATTTGGGATACAAACTGGGCCGGAATAAGGGAGCGCGTTGAACGGACAGTAGCTAAAATTCGGGCCGTCGTAAACGGCCTAAGAATCATCTTTGAAAATCTGAACGGAAGTATCTCCGTTATCCCTAAGTCAATAAAAGACGAGCTAGAAAAACAAGGGTTATGGGACATAACATTCACACTAGCCATGTGGGGCTATCGTATAAAGCAACTTCTAGAGGGCATTTCAGAGGGATTTAAAGACGTGTGGGAAGGCATTGCAGCAGTTTTTCGTGGCATCGGCGCAGCTCTAAAACCATTGCTTGACTTGATTTCTAGCCTCGTTGGATTTATTACAGAGAAAATTCTTAAACTACAGCCTACGCCAGACACAGCGTCGCAGTGGCAAAAAGTGGGAGAAACTATTGGCATGGTACTGGGCATAATTTCAGCTACACTTACAGCATTGTTAGCTAAAAAAGCTGCCTCCGTTATTGTGGCAGACATAAAAACTGTGCATACATGGGCTGGTAAACTTCAGAAAACACTTATGGGGTTTAAGCCGCTCTCAAAGATATTAGAAAGCAGCTTTGGATTCCTAGGAAAAACACTTAAAAGCCTCTTTGTTACTGGGCCGTGGGGATGGATTATTTTAGGAATAATCGCAGTCATAGCCGTAGTATATAAGCTAACAGACGGGTTTAAAACAATACCACAAGTATTGGAAACAGTAAAAGAAAAAATTAGAAAGGCATTCGACTCTATTAAACAATTTTTCGAAGGCCACGCAACAACAATCAAATGGGTTGCAGGTATTCTGGGAACAATCTTCGGTCCAGCATTAATTAAAACAGGCATTGAGGCCACCATTGCAGGTGTTAAAGTTTCTGTAAAATTTGTGAAAAAATTATGGGAAGCAGGAGTGCAAGCATTAAGCACTGCAAAAACTATAGGGGGAACCCTGGTTAATGCTATGCGAAAGTTCGCAACAGAGGGATTAGGCCCCGCATGGAAAGCACTTAGTAAGTTCATCTCAGGCTTAGTAACTAGTGGATGGCAGATGCTCAAAAATGCTGGGATAGCTACAAAAAATGGAGTTATATCTCTGTTAAATTACGCCAAAGCTGGGTGGGTTGCTGTCGGAAGTATTATGAAAACGGTATGGGCATGGGTAGCACAAAAAGCGGCTCTCATAGGCAATACAATTGCAACACATGCAACTACACTTGCCACCAGGATAGCCACCTCGACACAATGGACTGCGGTTACAGGTATTATGGCAACCGTAGGAGCATGGATAGCACAAAAAGCAGTCCTAATTGCAACTACCACTGCCTCATACGCAGCGGCAGCAGCAACAAAAGTAGTAGCTGCCGCACAATGGTTATTAAATGCTGCCCTATCTGCAAATCCTATCGGCATTGTCATCATTGCAGTAGCAGCATTAGTGGGTGGGTTTATTCTTCTCTATAAGAAAAGTGAAACATTTAGAACTGCAGTGAACAACCTATGGAAAGGGTTTACTGGCTGGTTAGGAGTCGTAGGAGAAAAGCTAAAAGCTTTTGCTGGTAAGTTTCAACCTATTATAGACAAAGTTAAAGCCGTTGGTGGATGGCTTGCAAAATTGTTCGGCAAGAAAGAGACTATTTCATTAGAGACAGATACAACCGGCATATCTGCTCCAACACCAGCACCGTTACGTTTCGCACCGTCGGCTCCTCTAGATGTGCCGTGGATTCCTCCGCCGCTTCAGGTGGGGCAACCTACGTTTAGTGCGGACTGGATTCCCGGAGCATTTACGCCGCAAATTACGCCGCAAGTGCAAGCCCCCAAAGCTAGTGGCGGAATAATTGGATTTTTCAAGGGTATATTCGGGAAGAAAGAGCAAGACCAATTTAAAGCAGCAGGGCAAGCCATCCCGGAAGCAATAGCAGACGGGATTCGGCAAAGCAAAGACCTGTATACTGCGATGGAAGAAACATTCGACGGGGTATCTCCGCTGCTGCCCCATTCAGATGCGAAAAAAGGACCGCTATCGAAGCTGACAGCGGCGGGACGGGCCATAATCGCTGCGCTGGCGGCGGGAGTAACTAAGTCTCCGGAATTGGCAGATAGTTTACAAAAAACATTCGAAGACCTCGGGCTACGTGGTCCTGCCCGGGTATTAACAGGTATGCGAAGGCTAGGTAGCGCATTCAGCGGCTTTTACAAGCAATTGTACGATAGGCTTCGTGTTTTTGAAGCTGGAAATATAAAAAGGTTCAAAGAGGACGCTACGTCCGGGTTAATCTTAGTTGAAAAAGCTTCGGGATTTGCATGGGATACTATCAAGCGGAATTGGGTAAATGCAGAATTTATCATTAATAAAGCTATGGTAGGAGCAAAATATACAGCTACAAGGGTTTGGGAAGGACTCAAAGCTCTAGGGCCTGTTCTCTGGGATATTATTGTGCAAGCGGGCAAGAACATTTGGGAAACGTCACAAAGCATTTGGAATTTAGTAAAAGAATTTGGTGTGATTACATGGGAAGTTCTTGTGAGTGCAAGTAAGTCATTGTGGGAAGATGCTAAAAAACTATGGGACTTAGTTAAAGAATTTGGGGCAATCACATGGGAAGTTGTGGTAAGTGCCAGTAAATCCATATGGGAGGATGTTAACTCTATTTGGGAGGGTATCAAAAAGTATGGAAACATCGTCTGGGAAGTTGTGGTAAGTGCCAGTAAATCCATATGGGAGGATGTTAACTCTATTTGGGAGGGTATCAAAAAGTATGGAAACATCGTCTGGAATGTAGTATTAAACTTCGGAAGCACACTCATTGAG